TATCTCGTTTGATCTCCGCGGACCGCTTCGCGATCTGGTACGCCAGCTCCGCTTTGCGGCCCGCTTTGGAGACCGCTTCCACCGTATCCGCCACGATGATCGCCTTGCGGCTGATCTGCGTACGATTGCCCATACGGACGGTGGCCGTCACGGCATCGAACGCCGTCACATCGTCACCCTGGATCTGGGCGTTCGTGCTCACAGCAGCGGCAAGGACATCCCGCTGCCATTCATAGAGCGTGTTTTCGACGGATTCGCGCCCCGCGTTCGACATGAAGGGCGTATCTTCGGGACTTATGTTATCGCTTTGTTACCAACGACTTACGTCATTGGGCATCGGCATTTCTGCGACGCTCTCACGCTTTCGTCGTGAGGCCGGACTATATCATCCTCTCGCCTTGGCGAGGGCTTGGCGTATAGTCTCTGAGGAGCGTTGGAGACGATATCCATGGAGCATACGAAGCTCCACAAACCAGTCAATTTCCTGCGTGGTATATGGGGCGCCCGCGGCTTTCGAAAGCCGGCTCTGGACCCATCGCCAGACTAACTGGGCTTCCGGTTTCTTCACCCGCAGGTACGGCATGAGCAGTGGCAAGATGCGCCGACAGCGTTTGGCGCCATTGACCGATAGATGCCAGACTTCCTTCGATCCGCCGATGCTCGGGCCGCGTCGCTGAAGATGAAACGGCATCTCATATCCTCTGAGAATCCGCGTCGCTTCAGCAATCAAGACATCTGAGGTATTGGTGAGCCGCACCATGCTCGTCGCCGTCTCGGTGCGCTGATTGAACACCAGCGAGAAACAACCCTCGCCGTCCCAGATGCCTCCCAACCATACCAAATCGTCTCGCGAACTTTCCTGCTGATTGCCCAATCCGGCGCACTGTCCCATAGGAAGGGGCTCCGGCTCTCAGGGGTTTCCAGCATACAGCCAAGTTTTTACATCATCCAGAACTGCCCGTTTAGATGATGTTCGACAACTCTTCTCTAATGCCCTTAATGTCGAAGGTTGTCGTGGTACTTGCTATGATCGCCATCTGAGTCTTGGCCCCCCAGCCCTCAGTTGTGTTGGCTGGGGTTCCTCTCCCAGCCTGTTAGTCGGGCAGCAGATCCGCGATTGCGTCCATTGCATCCCGGGCGTGACCGGTCCGCTGCACCCGCTCCACTTTCTTCAGGTACTCCGCATTCGGCCGCGGGCGCTCCGGGGTACCCGGCTTGGCAGGCTTGATCTGACTCACCTTCGCCTTCGCCTGGGCGTTCGGCTCCCGATGCAACTCGCGGTATTTGAGGGCATCCCGGAGGAGGAGAATGGCGCGATGATCGACCACGCCCAGCACCTCTTGCTCCGTGAAGCCGTAGTGCTTCGCGCCCGCGACCAAGGACTGCTGTTCGGCCTTGGCCTTGGTGGCGTCCGCCCATTCGGGGATCGCCGCCCGCAGCTTGTCCTGCTCGGCGCGCAGCAGTTTCTGATATGCTGCGGCCTGGGCCTCAGCGGCCGCTTGGGCTTCGTCCTGTTGGTGCCGCTGGAGCTTCTCCAGATGCGACCGGGAGCGTTCCCAATCGGCTTTACGGCGCAGGAACTCGTCGGCGGGGAGCTCCTTGTGGAGCTCGTCCCAATCCGGCTCGCCCTGCAACTGCTGCAAGGCCTGGGTCAACTGCTGTAGGCCCTGCTGGTAGCGTGCGCGGTCTTGCTGAACGGCTTGAGATTCGGCGTCGAAGGCGCGGCGCTCCTCGGCCAATGCTTGCGCCGTGCGCGTGTTGTGCGCCTTGTAGGTGTAACTCGATTTGAGCTCGTCCAAATCAACGAGGACGGGCTCGCCATCGACTTTCACCTCAAACCGTTGTTCGTCTGGGGCTGGTTCCGACTCGGAGGGCGGGGGGGCCGCGGTCTCCGATGGGGCCGGCTCTGCTGCTGCAGCCTCTGTCGGGGCGGCTGCGGCCTCGGTCTCGGTGGGTTCATCACTCAACTCGGTGATGAGGCCGGTGACCTTGTCCAATGTGGCCTTGGGGTCGAGCGCGGTAATGCCCGACGATCCAGGGGTTGTCGGCATACTAGGGCTCCTTTGTCAAAAAGTCAACTCACGAGCGTGGGGCGGCGATCCCCGAAGGCCCGGAGTTCCGTCTGCAGATCCGTGAACGCTTGCAACTTGTGCCAGCACATTTCCCGGCTCAGCGGATTGTCGGCCGCTTTCCACTGCCGGATGATTCGCGCTTCCGTGGCCTTGAAGGCTTCCTCTAATGCCCGATGCTTCAGGAACTGCTGCACTTCCTTGGCCTGATAGGCCTGCACTTCAGCCGATAGACCTTCGTCTTGATCCACGTCACTCATAGTGCCTCCCAGAGGATCAAGGCTTCCAAGTCCTGTTCCTGCGGGTCACGACCGCACAGATCCTTCGCCAGCGCGTCCACGACGGTGAGTACGGGTGGACACCGCTTGCGCCGCCGTCGGGGCGCAGCACCGACGACCACCACCGCTGGCGGCGCAATCGCCCCCACGGCATTCCAGAGCAGCAACAAGCTCATAGCAGTTCGACGGCATACATGCACGTTCCCGTGCCAGCGGTCAGCCGCACGTCCTTATTGCCTGTGGGATCGGCAAAACTGCGGATACTCATCCCCGGAATGAGATGGCTGCCATCGGTATTCGCCGCGGGATCGATGCCATCCACCCGGACCCAGAGATCCGCATTGCCGCGATTCGCAATCCAGAAGTTGCTTCCATCGCCGGTAAAGCGGTACGCATCGACCGCTGAGAGTCCCACGGTCGCGAAGGCCGATTGCGATGGGGCGAGGGTAGCCATGCGCTAGACGCCGGTGAAGTAGGAGACATTCCCGCGCGAGATCGTCTGGAGCTGGAGCGGCGCCACAATCGTCGTGGCCGTATTGGCCACGCTGGATTTCAGGGGAGTGGTCGAGTGATAATCAATCACCCTCACCACCGACCCGGCCGTTCCCGCCGATCCCGCAGCGCCGCCCGCTACCTGTTCCGTCATCCAGACCGGGTTGCCCGGCAAGTTCGTTGAGGTAATGAGGATGCCAGCTGCATTAGCTACGCCAATCACGCTGTAGAGTTTTGTCCATTCAATGGACGTGATGTAATGAAACAGTCCCGCGCCAGCCGCCGGCAAGGTAATCGTGAGCGCCGTATTGACTGCGGCGGTCCCGGTCACATGCAGCGTCGCGGCGCGGATTTCCGCAATGGGCGGCAATGCCGTCTGATCGGAAGCCAGCACGACCGGGAGCGAGGCCGCCATCGTCTTTTGCCCTTCCGTGACGGCAGCGCCTCCGATCTGGTTGACGTTCACGCTCTGATTGGCGGCGAGGCTCGAATCGTTACTGACCGTGACGCGCGGGACGCCGGCCGCGCTCGCGCCCGTGCCGGTGACCACGTTCGTCCCGCCAAACTGCGCGGCATTGACCGATTGGTTGGCCGGAAGCGCCACGGAATCCGGGGTGACGAGCAACTTGTTCGTGAGGGCAGGCTGGTCCGTGGCCAAGACGACTCGAAGCGTACCCGCCGACTTGAGCCCCGAGTTCACATCGACGGTTGTGCCCGCGAGTTGCGCCAGATTATCACTGATTGCACCGGCGGCCGAGACCGCCGCATAGTTCGTCCCCGTCGTCGGGTCGCCAATCGCGACGACTTGGCGATCAGCGGTGCCTGCGCCCGGGTTGAGGGTGACGACATCGACGGGATTCCCGGCCGCAGCGTCCGGGGTGCTGGTTTTCGCAATCGCTGCGGTGGGCACTTAGTCGGGTTCCTGCGTGGTCAGCTTGGCGATCCGGCCCTGGGCGTCATGGGTCACGGTCGTGACCTTTGGCCCCTTCCTCTTTATCGGGGCTGGCGCGGGCTTCGGAGGCGGGTTGCCGTTCGTCGGCTTCGGCTCCTTGGGTTGGAGAGCCAGCACGGCGTCCGTGGCCATGCGGTCGCGCTCCAGCTCGCGCTTCTGGGCCTCCACGTCGGCGTCGATCTGGGCGATCTGCAGGCTCGACCCGAACTGGGCATTGGCGACCGCAATCCGCACGGCCACATCGGCTTCCGCCTTGTCCCGCTCGCGCTCGTCCGTGAGATGGGCGAGTTCGCGCTGCAGATTGATCTCCGCTTCCTTGCTCACAAGCTGGGCCCGGAGATTGGCCATCTCCTGCTGGGCACTGACCTGGGCGATCTGGAAGTCCGCCTGGTCCTTCTGCAGCTTCGCCTGGGCCTTCGTCATCTCGGCCTGGGCCAGGAGCAGGTTGGGATCAGGGCTTGGCGGCTGCGGGGGCGGCTGCCAGCCGGGCGGGACTTCCTTCCAGAACTTTGCGACATCGGGGACGCCCTGCAGTTCTAGGAGTTTCGCGTAGGTATGCCGGAGCTGATCCAGGGAGACCAGCGGATTCGCCGGCCCGAGCATCTGGAGTACCTGTTCCTGCTTCGTGGCCGTGCCCGCGAGCACGCCGAGCTTCTCCTGCGTCCCGAGGGCCACGTTGACGGACACATCCATGCCCGCATCCCACGCCCGAGGGTCCACTTCCACATACTGGCCCCGGAGGCGGACAATCCGGGCGCGCGGTTGGTTCTCAATGAGCAGCTTGAGCAGCCCCTTGCCCAACTGCTTCATACCCGTGGCGGCAAAGACGCGGGCGATCAGCTCCAACTGCTCCGAGGCGGCTTGGACCGTCGCCTTCACCCCGATCTCAGGCGTGGACTGGAGCGCGTCCGGGTCGAGCGTCGCCGGCAAGGGCCCGGTGCGCTGGCTCTTGACCGTATCCAAGTAGCCAAGAGCCGCCAAGGCGTCCTGGCCCTTCCATTCTTGATGCACTTCCAGGACCGCTTGGGACGGCTGCAGGCCATCGCGCACGGGGATCTGTTGGCTCATGGCCGTGGATTCCATGGCCTGGCGATCCACGCTCCCTTCCATATAGAAGGTGCGCGGGAAGATCGAGAGCGAGAGGCCATCCAGCATGGCGCGCACGATGCTGGACTTCATCAGTTGCAGATCCATCACGCGATCCGCCACGGACTGCCCGATCAAGACGTGCGGCTCGGGATCAGGACAGAAGAAGGCAAACGGCCGTTCGTCCACGGGTTCGGCGTCGCCAATCAAGTGGAAGTCTGAACCAAGTAGCCGCACCCGACAGAGCTCCGAGATGCCATCGCCATCCAGGTCGAGGTAGGGATAACCCTCGATCCACAGGTTCTTCACTTCCGAGGCGGCGGCAGCCTTATCGACATGGCTGATGCCGCCGCGGCGGGCGATCTCCTCTAGGGATTGCATGACTTCGGTGGACGGCCCGCCCCAGTCATCGATTTCCTTCTCCGGGACGCCCATCGCCAAGAGTTCGGACTTCGTTTTCTCGGTGCGATGCCCGATGAACGACGCCATCTCGCGCGTGCGGGCATCCCGCGAGATCAGGATTTCCTCGGGCGGCGTGCAGACGAAGCGGGCAAACCCTTCCCGCCGCCAATGCTTGTACTCGACGTCATAGCGCCGGAGCCCTGTGGGGTCGGCCCGTTCCGTCTGCTTCGTGACTTCCACATCGGGATCGTTCAGCAACGCTTCCAATTGGAGCACGTCGCAGTTGTTGGCCGTGTAGTCCTGGTAGCTCGAGGAGTCCTCCCACCAATACTTGAGGGTGCCGAGCTTGCGGACGAGCGCGTCCTTGAAGGCCCCGTGGAGCTCCAAGAAGCCGTTGTTGTCCTGGTCGAGCACGACGCCATTCACCATCTCCGTCGCTTGACTCGCGGCGGCCACGGCTTGGTCGATCTGGCTCGCGTCCTTGGGCCGCGCCTGGTACTCGATGATGTGCCCGGAGGTGGGGAGGAAGAGCCGTACTAAGGAAGGGAGCATCGCCAGCACGGTATCGCGGAGGTCCGTCAGCACCACCTGCGAGCGACCGGTCTCCTCGTTCCCGAACTTGTCCCCGCGGTAGTATTTCGTCGCCTGCACGCGATCGGGGGACAGTTCGGCTTCGAGGTAGGTCGTGGCATCGGTGATGTGTTGGTAACAGACATCTTGGATCTTCCCGCGGGTCATCCGCTCGCGCTTCTCAGGCATGCCAAGGGCTCGCTTGCAGATGATCCAGCCATGCCCGATCAACATCAAATCCTGTGATGCCTTGCGCCGCCAGTCGCTCATTAAAGGCAAGTCGTTCCCTCATGCGAGGTGCGTGAATTGGGCATGATTCCGTGCCGCGAGCATATCCCTCATCAATGGTGGGATCGACGTGCAACAGACACGCGCTGCAGACTGGGCTCATACGATGCCCCTTATAAGACGTGGCTGAAACGGGCGACTGGCGTTGTCCCGCCCGCGCGCCAAAGTGATGGCATCCGCCGCGAAGGTCAGCACGAATGCATCCGCGAGATCAGGCGAGTGCGCCTGGTTCTTGGGCGTCACGTAGAGCTTCCCCGATTTCCGTTGGAAGTCATAGCGTTCCCGCGTCAGTTCCCCCACGAGGTCGATGCGCCGGCCCTCCACGATCTCCGGGCGCTTGTAGGACTCAGGCAATTTGCAATCCCGGCGCTCGAACCACTCGCGCGCTTTGAACCACAACTCGGTTCGCAAGTTGTCATACTTCTCCGCATTTTGCAATGCGGGAGACTCGGAGACGTTGATGCCTTTGGCGGGAAGCCCGAGTTCCTTAAGCCGATCCACGACGCCGCCGCCCACGCCGATCGCATCCACGCAGATGGCGAGCGGCCGGAGGTAATCGGGCGTGGCATCCCATTCCACCTTCACGCGGGCCGCGAGTTCCATCGTGTCGAGCTTGGCCCACCAGCGGACGGGCTCGAGGAGTTGCTGGGCTTGGCGCTTAGCGAGGGCCGAACGATTGGAACCAAATCGCGCGCAGTCGAGCCCCCAGAGCACAGGTGCTGAACGATGAACCTGCACATCCCGAGTAAGCGCCGGTTCCACCAAGTCAAAGGGAATGAGTACGTCGTCCTCGCTAACTGGGAACTCTCCCAGAACGCGAACCCGAAAGACGTTGCTCTGTACGCCATACGTGCGCTCCATGA